GCTATTAGTTTATGACTAATTTTATCTTCAGAATTAATATTTATAAAACCTAAATTAATTGTAGATAAATGTGTTGGATATAAATTTATTATATCTGTATCTAAAAAAGATTCTAAAATTATTTTTTGTTCAAAATCTAAACTTAAAGTAATATTAGTTGCATATTTATTAATTGTATCTATTAATTCATCAATAGTATATTTTCCAGATGGTATTATAATAGTAAAATGTTCATCATTAATGGAATATTCTAAAATATTATTAATATTTTCTTCTATATTAAATCGTGGAATCGGTAAAGAATATGATAATAATTTAATGCAAATTACATTATCCAAAGGATTATTAAAATGCCATGAATATTGAGATTTATTTTCATTATTAGTTACTTCTAATTGAAGAAATTTTGTTTTAAATAAATAATCATAATTAGTTAAAAGTTTTTGTACATTTACTTCTTTTTCTATTAAACTTACTTCTTTTAAATTCAATTGATGTAATTTGGATTCATATTCTAATGTTTTTTTTTTTAATGTGTCTAATTCAGTTTGTAATTTTTTTTTAATATTATTTATATTCTCATTAATTTTTTGATGATTATAATTTTCATCCTGATAAATATTTTTAGAACTCTGATTAGATCCAGTAGAAAATAATTGAGAATTAATATTTGGGATTGTTTTAGGAGGAGAAATAATAGAAGATTTTATAGGTAAAAAATCTTTATTTTTTTGTCCATCATTAATTATTGGACTAATTTCCGCTGAAAATTCTTTAGAGTTTTCAATACTAATTTTATCTGTAGTCATAAAACATTTTTTTTGACTATCACCAATCAATAATCTGTTATCATTGATTTCAGTATTTATTGATTTCATTATAGGTTTTTCCAATAAAATTATATTATCAACTGAATTTTTAGGGAAATTTTCACTTGTAAAATCAATATTTTTATTTTCTTGAATTGGTTTTAAATTATCTCTTTCTTGTTTGAGTTGTTTTAATCGATCTTCAAATTTTGTGTCATCTTCAACAATCTCAACATCAATTAATGGTTTATCTATATTGTCTATACTAAATAAATTTTCTCCCATATCATTTGCTAATCCTAAAAAACTATTCATATTATTTTCTATAGATTCATTCAAACCTTCTAGACATGAATTTTGTGGTATGGAATGATATTCATTTTGAAGATTATTATTTATGTTTTCTTTATTTTGATTTAATTTATGTGTTTTTAAAAAATCTGGTGTTGAAGGTCGTGAATTAATATTTATTTCTGTTTGTCTTTTTTGGTGAATATCATTTAATTTTATATCATTGGGTTGTTCTTTTCGACTTGTATAATTATTAAAAACATTATCTTGTGTATTATTAATAATAGGTCTAAAAGCTTCATCGAGTGTTGATCTTGTATTTAAATTTCCATGAAAATTTTGTTCATGTGTAGAAATTTTATTTTCAATATCTAAATTTAATAATGTGGGTTGTCTAATCATAAATGAATGAGAATTGTCAGATTGATCCGATATTTGTATATTTGGATTAAATGTAGCTTGTGGTATAGAATAAGTTTCAGATTGAATAAATGCATTAGTATTAAGTTTTGAAGAAAATTCGCGAGTTGATAATGGTCGATCTACTACTTTATTTCCTACATTTAAATTAGAATTAAAATCTCTATTAAATTTCAAATCTGAAGATGATAAAATTTGATCTCCTAAAATATTAGTTGTACTAATTTCGTTTAAAGTTTCGCTTAAAGAATGTCTTTTAAATTGATCTATAATTGAATGATAATTATTACCATTAATTTTTGTAAAATCCATTGCTTTATATACTTGTTTCATATTTTTGACTAATAAATTAATTATTTGTTGTTTTGTTTCACGATTTAAATTTGGTTGTGCTAATTGAATTAATATTAACTTATTTAGATTTGATATAATATCTTTTGAAAAAAAATGATTTTGAAGTTCTGTTTGACAAGAACTCTCATTTTTAGACCAAGAATTATTTATTTTTAATTCAGATATCATCTATTATAAAATAAAAATCTTTTTATTTTATAATAAAAATAATGCGTTTATTCATTTATTTTATAAACCTAAATAAAATTATTCGTATTGGTTAGAATTATCATGGTTATTGTTTATAATTTTATTCCAAAGAGGATAATAAAGATCAGAATCATCATATTGATCTTTGTTTAATACACCATAAAGGATTAAAGCCATTTTTGCTGCTTTTTGTTCTCCTTCTTTTTTGGATAATCCAATACCATAACTTAAACATTTATTTTCTATACTTTCATCTGAAGAGATATCTTGTTTTTCTACACCCATAATATATTTCCTTTTATGTGGAGGACCCTCATAATGAATTGTAATATATTGAGGAAATTTCCATTTCTTTTGATGATATAATCGTAATAGTTGATCTTTATAATTATTATCACAATATAATTTTTCTGAATAATCAATTAACGTTTCTAATAAATTTGTTATTAATAATAAACATACTTCAAAACCATTAGATAAAAATAATGCACCCACAAAAGATTCAAAAATATCTTCATGTAGTTTTTCTAATTCTCGTCCACCTAATTGTTCTATTTGTTTACTTATTATAAAATATTTGTCTAATTGTAATTCTTTTGACATTAAGGCTAGATTTTTTTTATCTTCAATTTTAGTTTGTAATTTGGTCATAAACCCTTCATCTTGTTTGGGATAACGGTGATATAAATACATAGATACTATTACTTTTAATACACGATCACCAAAATATTCTAATCTTTCATAGCTCTTATCAAATAATTCTAACAAATTATTTGAATTTAACTCTTTTTTTGCAGCATTTAAAATATAATCTGGATATATATCTTTTTTACAATAGGATTTATGTGTAAAAGCTTGCCAAAAATATTCGATATGATTTATCTTATCAATAGTAACATTAAATTGATTTAATAAGGTAATAATATCAATTTCTGTAATTAGAATGTTATTTATATTATAAGGAATTTGGATTGTTTCTTCTTGACCTTCACAATTTTTTACTATAAAACCATCATTTATATAATTTGTTTCCATTATAAGCTATACTGAATTTTAATCTATAAATCTTATTTCAATTTTTTAGTTTTATTATTTTGTCTATAAGCTAAATTAGATTACTATTTATTAATTAAAACATACCTATCAATATAAAAACATACCTTTTATTTGATGACCTTATACTAGCTTTAGTTGTAAGAATGATTTATTAAAACTCAACATTTTTATTTCGTTACCTATGACTATTCGGTATGTATATCATTGTTAATTTTATAATATATATAACAAATGAAATCACCAATCTAACCAATACAATCTCAATAATACGAATTTTTGAGTCATATAATGAAAAAATTGAAATTTTTTTTTTTTACTTATTCAATCATTTATAATCTCTTATCGAGTACTAATCCCAGACCATGGGATTATACAACAGCTTACGTTGTTGTATTAAAAATAACCAGACATCTTGGTTATTATGGTCATATCGTTTGGATGCAAATTTTTGCAATATGGCTCATTTTAGAGTTATATTAAACCAGACTTTAGTAATATATAATTATATCTAATTATAATCTATTATATCTAATAATTCGTTATATTTTCAGATTATAGAACATTTAATTAAAAATAATAATAATAATAATGAATCATTATATCTTCAGCTTATGGAACATTTAATTTAACAATAATAATAATGCGTTATATTTTCAGATTATTGGACATTTAATTAATATAACAATAATAAAAATTGAAAAAAAATAAGTTTATATGTTCTATCATCTTAAAACAATTACCGCAATACGGAACATCCCCCCCCGAAGCCACGGGGCTATACAACAGCTTTAGTTGTTGTATTAAAGATAACTAAACGGCTAGTTATCATGGTTGTATAGTTTGGTTCAATCGCAAATTTTTGCGATATATCTCAAATAACTTTGAGATATATTTACTCATGATATTTTTTTATACTCTTCTAGATATAGATCATTAATTTTTTTAATGAAGCTAATTACGATCCTTAAAATTATCCTGGATAATGGAATAATTTTTTAGATATTAAAAAAAATTGAAAAAAAAATATTTATAAAATATTCTATAATATAGATACTGTAAATTATCCAGGTGTCTTCTAATTTATTCCCTTAATTATTTATCCAATATGAATAACAAAGGTTATAACTTATGTTTTGTATATTAATGAATTAGAATAACTTATTCTAATTACCGGCACCTAGATTATTATCACATCAATCATGAAAATTTATACCAGCTTTGATGATGTAAGATTGACTGTCAATTAATGAACAATATATTATTATAAATCAATCCTTGTTCATGGAGATTTATATCAGCTTTATGATGTAAGATTAACTGGATTAATCAATGAACAATATATTATATTATAATTTTCAGTCGTTCATAAAATTTACACCAGCTTTATGGTGTAAGATTGACTTTGTCAATTAATGAACAATATATTATTATAAATCAGCCCTTGTTCATGGGGATTTACATCAGCTTTGTTGATGTAAGAAGATTAACTAAATTAATCAATGAACAATATATTATATTATAATTTTCAGTCGTTCATAAAATTTACACCAGTTTAGATGGTGTAAGATTGACTTTGTCAATTAATGAACAATATTATAAATATCAGCCCTTGTTCATGGGGATTTACATCAGCTTTGTTGATGTAAGAAGATTAACTGGATTAATCAATGAACAATATATTATATTATAATTTTCAGTCGTTCATAAAATTTACACCAGCTTTATGGTGTAAGATTGACTGTCAATTAATGAACATATATTATTATAAATATCAGCCCTTGTTCATGGGGATTTACATCAGCTTTGTTGATGTAAGAAGATTAACGGGATTAATCAATGAACAATATATTATATTATAATTTTTAGTCCTTGTTCATGAGGATTTACATCAGCTTTGATGTTGCAAGATAGAACGAGGTTAATCATTAAACAATATTATATTATTATCAGTTCTTGTCAGATTTATATTAGCTTTTATTAATGTAAGAAGATTACCAGAGTTAATTAATGACACTAATTATGTTCTTTTTTCTTTAGAAGACCTAAAGATATCCTTAATTCACTTCTTAGTTTCTATTTGTTTAGAATTTTTATTTATATCTAATTGTATTTAGATTAGACCATATTAATAAGTCTCTAACTAGAAGGATAAATTCAGGTCATTTGAGTTAATAACGAATATATTAGTATTTTATAACTTTTCAATAATAATCACTATTTTATTATTATTTAAAATATATACCTTTACAGTATTATGTTATTTAGTAACTTATTTTGAAAATATAAACTAAATATTTTAATATTTTAAGATTTATTATATATTTTTTCCATATATCTACAGGAGCTATGAAATATATATTTCATAAAAAAGTTAAATTAATTATAAGAGTTTTTTATTTGCCAAATTATCAGCCTGTTGATTTCCATAGGAATGTTCATCCTGCTTATTAGTATGGGCATATATATGCATAAATTTAATATTGGATTTATCTTTATACAATTCATAAATTTCTTGAACTAAATTTTTATTAGGGATACTAACATTCCAATTTTTTTTGTAACATTTTTCACCAAATGTTGATACACATCTTAAAGCATAAATTGAATCTGAAACAATTACTATTTTTTTTTCTTGTATAATATCATTTTCAATGAGAGGATATGTATGTATGATTGCTAATAACTCAGCAGTATTATTTGTATGAGAACCTTCTAATTTAATAGATACATTACGATCATTATTTAAACCAAAATATATACCTATTCCAGCTCGTGAATAATTTTTTCCATTATGTTTACAAGCTCCATCTGTATAAACATAATAATCTGGATTGAAAGAATAATCTTGATTTGACAAGATATTATTGGCAATGAGAATATTTGATTTCTTATTTAAAAATTTCATAGTTCTATTATAATAGAATATAAATTCTATTAATTAATTTTTCATATTTTATATTAATATAAAAATTTATTTATTATAATAATTAATGGCAAAGATAATTACAATTATTTACAATCAATCTGATAATATCGAACAAACCCCTCCTAATTATGAATTACAACAAAATAATTTAATATTTAATATTGATGACAAAAGTAAAGCTTTTTCCATTAACAAACCTTTTGAATTTGATGACAATATTAAATCTAAAATATATGATATTGGATCTAGTATCTTATGTTTAAAAAAAAAAGATTTTTTAAATATTAATCACATGGAAAAAAATACGTTTTCTTCTGACGAAAATTCTGATAAAAATATAAATTTAAATTTGAAATATACATCTATGTCTAAAGACATAGATCTAGACCTAGAACCTTTATATCATAGCTCTAAAGATTGTATATCTTTCTGTTTTCCAGAAAAATCTAAAAGAGAAATTAAAGATACATCCCAAAGCTCTGTTTTGGGATCTAAAGCTCATGACTTCATTACGAGCTGTACAACTTTCAATGAAACCAAAAGTTATACAGAAAATAGTTCATCTTATTGTACCAAAAAAACAAACACCAGTTTTAAAAAATTTAAAAATCAAACTTATATAATTGGTAATATTTCTTATATGGAAAATCATATTACATATTTATTATTTTATGATATTTATAAATTGTTAAATTATAATTTAAATTTTAGTGTTAAATTAAATAATAAATTTATATCTAATTATCAATTAATTAATGATATAAATGTGTTAAGTGTAATAATTAAACCACCTATTAAATATAATGGTTTACAAACTTTAAATTCATGGAAAACATATTCTATTAATAACAGCTATTCAAGTATGGTAAATAATTTAAACTTAGATATAAAACAGACTATTGCAAATTATATTGAGACAATGACTCAATATAATGATTGGAAAAAATTACCAACTTTTGATATATTGATTCACGACCTTGAAATAATAATTAATGCTTTTCCTTATAATAAATGTAATAAATGTAATAAATGTAATAATTCTGAAATAATAATCATACCTTATAATATAGATCAAGTACTTTTAGATTATAGTAATATAATAGAATTAGATAAATTTATATTAGCAATCCGCTTTGAATTTTTATTTTTATTCAATAAATAAAATTATATTTAAGATAACAAACTTTTATAATAGAAACCATCATGTTGAATATCTTTGTCATAAATTTTTGCAAATTTACGATCTGATATATTTAATGCTTTAAAACAATATGTTTTACATTCAAATTCTTCAATTAAATTATTATTTGAATCAAATTTACCTGCACCATTTTTATATAATATTGGTTTTTCATGATTATCTTCATAATTTTTAATTAATTCATGTGCACATAAATTATATGACCGGTAATAACATCCATTATATAAAGTGAAATTTGCAACAGCTCTATCTAAAGCTGACGCGCATTTATTAAGAAATTTTGCTGCTGTTTATCAAGAAAAATATTAATAATTTCTGTTTTGTTTTTATTAATTTGCGCGATATAATCTAAAGTTTTTTGATGGTGTAATTGATGTGTTGGACTAATATTATTATTTATGTATTGATTAATATTTTCATTTTCAATATCGCGTGGTAAATAAAACCATCTATAATCTTTATAAATTGTATTCTCTTTAATTGCTTTACCGATTGATGGTCTTCTAATTTGATTATTTGATTTTAATAATTCGCTAACAGAATCATATATTTTAGAAATATTTAAATCATTTGGATTTAATTGGACTAATTTTGGACCAAGTGTTTTGAGCAAAATAAAAATTAAAAATTTTATTTTGCTCTTAATAATTCTATATAAATTCTTAGAAGAATTAATATAGAATTGTTTCTTTTGTATTTTCGCTTTTAATATTTTGTTGCATAAAATTAATTTTCATTAATAATGATGTATTTGTTTGTTCTAATTTATTCAATTTATCATTTATATTATCATCGGTATTATTATTTGTATTATTATTTATATTACCGATATTATTATTTAATTTATTAAAAATCAATTCGATTGTTTATTATCTAAATTTTTTAATAAAACAAGTTGTTCATTTTTTAATTTAATTTGCTCATTTTCTAATTTTAATTGTTCGTTATATAATTCTCTTTTTTGTATTGTATCATCATCGAATTTATTAATATTTTTTTTAATGATATTTAATAATTTGTTATAAGATAATGATTTATTGATTAAAAATAATTCTTGCTCATTTTCATGATTTTGTGGGGAAAAAAGCTTTGCTTTTTTTCCCATACTATTTAATAAAAATCTTTAATAAAGATTTTTATTAAATTCTGTAAATCTTTAACTTTATTTGATCTAAGTTTTTTATGATGATGTAAAAATAATTCAAATTGACGTTCTTCTTGAAGTAAAAAACAATCTAATATAATGGTTTCATCGTAATGTGATTTATGTTCATTGTATCTATCTAATACACCTTTTCTTGAACTCCCAATTTTAACTATAAATGAATTATCTGGATTAGTTTTAACTTTAATAATGTATATTAATGATCCTACAGTACCATATTTTTGTAATAATACATTATGACGTTCTAATTCTTTTTCTTTAGTTAATTTCATATTAGTATCTTCTAATGCTTTATCTTTTTGTTTAATAATATTTTGTTGTTCAATAAATTGATTTTGAATATATTTTAAAATTATTTCTTCCATTTTAATATAATAATCATATATTTTATCAGCTTCTTTAGTTGCTGCTTTCATACAAAATTTTTTAAAACAATTAATTCTTAACATAATATTTTCTTTATTATGTCCACCATATTTTACATCTAATTTTCCATCATAATCTTGCTGCGGTGATTTCCGCAGCAAGATTATATAATCATGTCCATCAATAAATTTTGTAATTAATAATTTTTTTGCATCGCTTTTTCTTGTAAATCCAATCCATTTATAAATATCATCTAAATTAATAATAAATTTATTTTGTTTATTTTGATTATCAATAAATAATTTAAAACTTAACTCAAATAATTATTTATCAGTTTCGTCGAAATGTGTTCTAATTTTTTCTATTAAACCATTTGTTAGTAAATTATTAGTATTGAGAATTTGATTTGTATCTTGAATTATTGAATTTATGTTATAATATATAACATTCAATCCTTTAAGACCACTAACATATATTAAAATTATTATATATAAAATAAATTTATGTGAGCTAGTAACTTAATCACTAATCAATGATCTTCAATCATTGATTTCTGGTGAAAACTCTAGAGTTTTCAAACTAATTTAATCTCTACTTTGTGTAAAGATTAAATTTCTGTAATTTTTCATATATTCATTTCGTTGTTTATTAAATTCATCTTTACCTAGTTCTTCTTTCTTCTTGTTTAATGATTTTAAAGCTTTTTTTCTATTTTTTAATTGTAGTTCAGTTGGATTATCATGATCAATTATTTTATTAGACGTTTTCCAATTATTATCATTAATGATTTTATAATTATCTTTATTTAATTCTAATGAATAATTACTATTTAGATAATCTATAAATTTATCTAATTCTGAATGAATATCATAACTATTTATTTTTGTTTTATATTGTTTAGTCAAGCCATTACCTTTTTTAGAAAACTGTATATAATCAACATTATTTATTGTTGTTATACTAAAATTTACAGGCATGGTTGGTTTTATTATAATATGTTCATCTTTGTGTTTTACAATATGAACATCGTTTGGAATATTAGGTATAATATAATTATCTATTTTTAAATTTGAATTTTCATTATTTAATAATTTTACAAAATTATTAAATTCTAATTGAATATCATTAGATGCTACTATTATTTTTTTAGAATATCTTATTTTATTAATTACTTTGGCATATTGAAAATAATATTTTCCTTTTTCTTTATAAAATGAAAAATTTGGAGGTAAATTTAATTTAATATTTTTAGGTAATATTAGATTAGTATCTATAATTTTATCTGCAGAACTACTAGATTTAGAATTATTTATCAAGTTATTACTTAAAACCTCTGAATCGTCTTTCATTTTTTTTGATTCCTTATTATATTCATATTTTATTTCTGCATTATTTTCAGAATCATTAGTTAAATTATTATCTGAATCATTATCTGAATTATTATTTGAATTACTAGGTGTTCCAGTTTTAAGATCATTATTTAATTCTTCTATTTTTTTTATAACAATATTTAATTTTTCTTGAATTGTTAATTTATTTGATTTAGGTGTTTCCCATCTTTTTAATTTAGGATGATTACAAATATAAAAATATTCTCTATATCTACCATTATTTTTATTTAATATTTCTTTACGATAAACAATATATTTAGGTAAATCAGATTGATTAATTCCATTAGGTAATTCTATAGCATCTTTTCTTCTTTCTGATTTATCGCGATTTGAATTTTGAATACTCATATCAACTGATCTAAGATTTCCGCGTCTATTATCTAATTTATCTCGATTAATATGATCAACAGTTTTTGTAAAATCAGACAAATTTTCATCATGAACATCCATAATTAATTGATGTAAATAATAAAAACATCTATCGGAATTCACTGTCGTTGCTATATATCCATTTGAATGTATATAATAAGATGATCTTGTATTTTTAAAATACAATACTTTATCAATATCATCTAATGATATTTTTGTATATATATCATCTTTAATATGCATTAAGTAATATATTAAATTATTATTTTTTACTTTCCAGTACATATTTCTATATTGTCCTGAATATTTACCGGCTATAATTTTATAAGGAGAACCATATTCTAATATTGTATAATTTTTTGGTTCTGGAAATATATCTAAATACTTATGTGGTGTATTTATTTTAATATTTTGTTTTCTATAATCATTGCTATTATTATTCAAAAATATGAATGTATTATTTTTATTATTCGGATATAAAATATCAAATAATCTAGTTTTTAATTTATAATTTTGATAATACCATAAATTATCAATTAAATCAAAATTAAAATTTTCAAATTTACAATTTTTTAATCGTGAAATAATTAAACTATGGTCATTATCTATTTTAATTTGGTTAACTAGAATACATTTATCGTTAATAAATTTAATAATTTCCATTAAATATTAAATACAATATAGCTTTATATCATTTCAATTTCATTTTTTTAAAGTGTACTTATGGCATAATGATAAATTAATGATGTTATCATATAATAACATTAAATTATCAAATAATATAGAATAAAATATATCATAATTTAAATTATTTAAAAAGTAAATTACATCTCAATTCGAATAAGCAGTTCCTGCCATTCCTGACATCACACGAAGCACATTATAATTCACTGTATAGATGTTTAAAACAGATCCAGATCCAATGTAATTAGTTGCATAACTACTGCCTTTAACAGGCGGAGCATTGTATAGACCTACATCAAGTTGAAGGGTAGCATTATCAATACGAGAAAAATTGCATGTCCCAGTTGGCTGATGATCCTCTGCTTTAAGAGCAAAACTATATACATTAATACCATCTGCAGGAGTATTGCTGAAATGTTGGTATGGTTGTACATAGTTAAAATAATTGCCATCGCGAGCTTGAAATCGATCATGACCATTAAGTTGTAGTTTTCCTGTATAAATAGGATTGTCTGATCCATCAATGAAATTACCATAATTAAAGTAATTAACGATGCTAACTTTTCCAAGGTTAACAACATTAGTATTAAGGGCTGCAAGGACTGATACAGATTTAGAAATATCTTCTATAGTTAGATTGTTGCTAGTAACAACACAATTATTTAACAGATCAGCATAAAGTCCTGCAGAAGTTGATCCGCTACCTATCAGAGCATAATTTTGGTTAGCAACAAGATCTTGTTGACAAATAACTCGAACTTCTACTTTAGAAAGAAGAGCAATGATAAGCGGATCTGTAATGTTAGAATTAAATTGAGGTTCAAAGAGATCACCTGCTGCTTCTGCATTGAGTCCAGTGCCTCCTTTGTCAACATATAATTGTGTCATGTTAGGAGTTGTAACATTAGCTCCAGCACTTTCGGAAGTAGATCCTGAAGGTGGAGTATAAGTAGCAGTTAGATTTTTACGACTAGCAATATATAAAATTTTAGCAAAAGTATCAATTGCTGATGACCAATTACCATCATAAGCATAGGCAATCCATTCATTTCTAGTAATATATTGTTCAAGTTGTGGTACCCAGACAAGATATTTGCTAGGATGATTGAAATTGAGACGATATTTTGGATTAGTGGTTAAAGTCTCAGAGCCTGTAAATTGAAGCTGTTCAATAAGATATTCGTGGGAAGCTTGTGCAAACCGTTTTCTTTCTTCAGAATCTAGATAAACATAATCTATTAATATATAGGAGTCTTGCATAGTTGGTAAAATAGATGGTGGTTGAGTTGAACTACCTTGCCAGTTAATACAATCTACGGCTTTACGGAATACCAGGGTAATTCTTACATCATGATATTGGAGAGCAATTAAAGGAAGAGCTAAACCATTGTTACGATTAAACCAGAAAATTAGAGGAACATATAG